CGACTACAAGTTCGGCGAGTTGTCGCCTGTAGCCGCGTCCGTAGGGTTTACATCAGTTGAGTCCTCTACGCCGATCTCGACATCTGGGTTTGCTTTAAGCCATTCGCGCCAAGTAGCAGGAAGTGTCTCGCCTTTGACGCCGAGCATGATGTACGCCCAACAAGCCATATCTGATGCACCGATACCGCGACCGTCAGACACTCGACGATTCTCTAAGCGTTCCCATTCGGCGATCGCAAAAAGATTTGTAATAAGTGTTTCTTTTTTGTCTCCGCGTGTAAGCGTGAGTTTGATCTTCATTGTGTTCCTTTCGTCGGGCCAAGGAAGGCCGTTAGTTATGCTGTGACATCAGCCGAGTAGACGCCACCCATGAAAGTGATGTCGATCGACTGTAGTTCTCCGAGCGATGCGGAGATCACTGGCAAAGACTCAAGATAGGTGCCTGTCAGAGTGAAGCCAGGATTCGTGCTGGAGTCCGCTCCGTCCGAAGGATTTACGACAATATTCAATTTTGTGCCGACAAGCGGTGCAAGTGTCGCGTAAGTGGCTGAAGCGGCATAGCTCAAAAATAGTGTCAAGGTGCACTCATTGTCCTCAAGACCAGCTGTAAAAGTGTTTGCCGTGTTGCCGAAGACCGTGTCATTAAGAGCGGTCACAGTACGAGTTACAGTGGCAGAGGTGCACCAGCCCGTCAGGTTGGTCGCGCCGACTAGGACTTTTGGATTTGAGAGAATAGTTGATGTTGCAGCCATGATGATTACTCCTTGGAAGTGTTGGTTTTAGTTTGACACATAATGAGACCGAGAGTGTGGATTAGGCAGTCTGCACGACAGTTGAGACCGACAGCTCATAGGCAGGAAGCGTTGAGCCGCCGATGTCTAGGTTGGTTGGGCGTCCAGATACGACCCCAATGTCTAGCGCGTAGATCTGGGCAAGGATATTCAGCAGGCTCTTTTGGGCGTCAAGGTTGCCCGGGCCGAGCGTGATGATCTGGAGTGTGAAGTTTAATTTGGCGACATTGTAGTTGTAGCCGTCAATTGAGTCGATGTTTACAAAGACGCTTGGCGGCGTAATATTGCGCGGATCGTTATTGACCTGCAGCCCTACGACCGTAGAAAGCTTTGCTACAAGATCGTCGTAGCCTTCATTAAATAGATCTGTGTAGTTAGGTACAGCCATTAGGCGACCTGCGGACGATCAATTCCCAAGAGCTGGCGGATCATTCCGTTTAGACCCATCACTGGGGTTACGCCCATGTTTTGGAATGAAGCGTATTGGTCTACTGATCCGCGTTGGCGGTACAGCGCGCCCCCGTACATCTGGGTTCCTAGGAAGACATCTTGCGAAGGAACGGTCGTCAAGGAATCGACATACCCTGCTTCCATTCTTCGGCGCCACGCGAACTGCGAAGAAGCTGCGGCGCACACTGTTAGGAATGCGGCGTCAGCTGCAGTAGCTGTGCCGATGCCTAGCCAGTCCTCAATGTTTGCTGCAGTGACCCAAGTGCAGGTCTGCGTAATAGTCAGCGTTCCAGTAGCAGCGGTGCGCGTGACATCATCGGCGGTCTTTGCAACCAGCACTTGATTAGCGATCGGAATGTTTACATCGTAAAGAAGATCGCCTTCGGTATCAATGCCGACATAAAGGTATTGAGGTAATGCGCGGACTGTGTAAGTTCCGTTAAAGGTTGCATCTACCCCGGCAAGGACGACACTTGCGCCGAGTTCAATTTCTGCGGGGGTGAGAAGTTGAACTACGGCGTAGTTGTCTATGAGGTATTTCTGTGTAACTGTGTAGACGGCCATGAGCGGATGCTCCGCTCTCGACTAGGCGATCGTGATTGATTGGATGAAGCTTGACTTGGCAACAAATGTCGCGAAGTATTGGTGAATTGAAAGCGTGCGACCCAAGGTTGAAGGATTCTCAAAGCTTTGCAATGAAGCGCCAGATTCGTAGATTTCGAAGCCTGGGGCGTACACAACGAGCATGGTTCCTGATGCGAAGTTGTTATCAACAACAAGCGACAAGCCCATGACATCCATCATGTTGTAGCCGAGACCGCCTACGCGACCAAGAGCGTTTTGTCCAAGTACGCCGTTTGTGGTGTAACCCAAGACAGGTCGTTTTGATCCGTCGAGCTGACTGCCTAATTTTTGCCAGACATCAGGACTTACGCAAAGATGAGTTGGGAAGTAGTTGCTGTCTTCTGTGATTTCGCGCGCTGCGTCATACAAAGATTCAATCAAAGATGATGGGTCGTTAGCGGTCACTGTCCATGTTGATCCTGATGCGGTCTTGCCAGCAACCAAAGCATCGGCTGCGATGTCATCAGTTTTGATGAGCACTTCGCCTGCAAGGTCGTTCAATACAAGCTGGAGGGCGCTTGGGTCTGTGAAGTCGATGTCTTGGATTGACAGTGTTACTTGACCTGCGACAGTTGATTTTGTAACTGTGTTTGCAGCGATAACCATTGTGGTTGCCGATACTGCGTCAAGCTGATTGCTCTGCACTGCGGCTGATGTATGTGTCGTAATGGTTGGTCTCACGAATTGACGCGAAGTTGTTGAAGGCATCGCGCGAGCACCAAATGCACTGACTACAGGACGAACAAAATTTAGGTCCTGAAAAAGTGGTCCGAGCACTGGAATATTTAAGAGGCCCGGGGTGTCGCCCGTAACGATGTCGCCAGCTGCCGCTTGCAGTGCTGTTTGATTGCGGCGCTGTGCTTGCTTAAATGCGTCGCTTACTTTGTTGTAAGTGTCTCCGCCGATGTGATATGCAGCAAGCACTTCCGCAGCCGAAGGCATAGCAAATTCGCGTTTTGGCTGTGCTGGAATTAAAAGTGTTGGGATGCTTGCTTCAATTGCTGGGACTGTTGCTTCGGACATGGTTTCGTTCTCCTGTGTAGGTTCTGTTTCTATGTTACTTATTTCTTCGTCTTCGTGGTGGATACTCGCTGCAATGTCTGTAATGATCGCTCCAGCAAAAGCAGGAACTGGCACCATAGACAACTCAATCCAGTCGGCTGCTAAGACCGTAATAGATCCGTCTTTGTTTGCTCGAGTCTTAGTTGGGTTTACTCCGACCGATACCGAGTCCAGCACGCCGTCTAGGGCAAGCTGCAAAGCATCGTCGCCTTGGGCGGTCTTGCTAATTCTTGCGGTAAACATCATTCCTTCTTCATCGTCATATCGGGCCGTAACAATGCCAATGGCGCTCTCGCTTGAATGATTGAGGAATAGTCGAGGGGCTTTTCCGTCTACTGGAAGGCTGCCGCGCTCAAAGATGACTTCTGTGCCGTCGGAGACGGTCGCTGCGACGCCGTAAGGGACTGCGATTCCTGTGATGGTTCTAGTAGGTGTGCCGTCGCTGGCGGCTGCGTCAATGCTGACGCTTTGAGCTGTAAGTCTGATCATCGGTTTGCTAACTCCTCTTGAGTGTTTTCTTGGATTGGTTCTTCGCCTTTGTCTGCTAAATAATTTTCTTCTAAATATTGTTCGGCATCAAATTCAACCATCGTGCCATTAGGCAAAATGTTGTTCATGCTGAAAGCTTCTGCGATCGCTTCGGCGTAAAGTTTGACGCCAAAAATGTAAAGGTCTGCGCGCGCTTGCTGTGATGACTGGTAACTGTACGACCCAGTTGATACGCCGACTAAGTACGGTGGCACATTGCCAAGACGCGCCATTTCTAATGCAGAATAGTTAGCGGACTCAATGAGCAGCATCTTGTCTGGACTCATCGTTGTCGGTTCGTAAGTTAAGAATTCGTTTAGAGCGGCGGTCTGATTGGTTGCTCGAGCAGCATTAAACGCGGTAGCCAAGTCTGCAAGTTCCTGCGCTGAAAGGGGTTCCCCTCCATTTTGACGAAGGATTCCAGCCGGAATTGAGCTGCTCGCGTTCCTATTGCGCGCGGCTTCAATCTTGAGCGCGGTTTCTACAGCCGACACGCTTGTGTAAACAAGTCCAGTTGTCGGCGACAAGATCTGGAGAAGATCGCGCGTGTCTAGTTCTACGCCGTTGAAGTAAACCTGATTACTTGGTGCAAACCAGACGGGACCTGTCTGGTCGGTAGTGGTGATTGATCCGACTGGGAGCCGTTGGAAGGAATTTGGAAAGCCATCAGCCGTTCTTGATGTGATGTGAATTATGCTTCTACCGAACATATAGAGATCATCAAAAACCCAAGAATAGAAGTGTGCGTAGGTGTTTTGCGGATCTGGTTGGCGCATCCATGATCGAGGTGCAATGTAATTCTTGACCATGCGCTCGCCGTCCCAGCTCATGTTGTAGGCGCGCAATGGCATACATCCGATAACTGATGCAAGCAAATCTCGGCACCTAGAAACCGCTGGGATGGTCATTAATAAATTACGCTGTTCACCCTCGCGCCAAGAATAATACTGGTTGAAGATATTGCCGACATTGTTTTGATTGCCGTAAATGTTTGCTCCTGCGGCTGCGGCTTTGGCAGGCGGTGGGCTGATAGCAGCCTTGTTTACTTTGCGATCAAAGATTCCCATAGCACAAGATTACACATTGCGCTCGGATTGTGGTGGCACTCGCCCAGTCAGTTGCGGTATCCCGACGACAGGCAAGCAAGCGGACGAGTGCCAAGAAGATGTTAGTGATTGACAGTGACCAGCATCGGCTTCTGGGAGTTGCTTGGTCGTGCAGCTGCCGCCGCTCCCCATATCATCGTCCGACACAACTCAATCGGGCCAGCGGACTTTTGTGATGACACCGCAATCGAACCTTGAGTCCTGACCATTACCGCGCGACAGACATGCTCGGCAAGCATCGCTTCGCCAGTGTGAACAAGCCGACCTTCGCTAATCATATTTCTTACGATAGGGGTGTATTGCAGAATCTCTTTGTAGCCCATTACAACGCGCCGACGCTCAAAGATCGGTGGGCAGTGTGCGTCAATCGTTGGCGAGAAGATGAACTTGATCGCAGGGTCAGCGGCAAGAGCTGCGACATGCGCCCAAAGTTCTTTAGCGGTCTCGGCAGTGAAGGCGACCGAGACGCAAGTGCGACCGTCACCAAGCGCTACTGATCGAGTGGCGAAATAGCGGGATTCATCCATAGACGCTTCTACCGAGATCACGCCGCCGATAGGGATCGGGCCGTCGTACTTAAGGTCAGGCCATAGGTGCGTTTGGATCCATGACTGGGTTGAAGCGATCCACATATTAAGCGAACTTCTAAGGAAGTTTGAGCGGTCAGGATCTTTAGATTCGGCGCGCAAAGTCTCCATAGTCAAAGTGTGCCCGAGAGCCGGGTTGCCCCACGCCCACGACGCTTCTTGCATTGGGTCAATCGTCGGCGGTGGCGACCATTCTGCAAAGTAGAAGCTAGAAGGGTTGTTTGTGTCTATGAGTCGGAGCGCGTTCTCTCTATGACGAATAAACAATGCGCTGGACTCGGTGCCAGCTGTGCTGAAGAGTGCCAGATGAGGAGACCTGCGGACGCGCTGGGTCGGGATCAGGCCTGCCATTGTGATCTCCGAAATATCAAAGATCTCATCGGCGCAAATTAGATCTACTGACATTCCGTGACCGATAGAAGGGTTCGCCGCGCGCACATACCAGCGCGATCCATCCGGCATCGTCGCAGAGTTACGACCGAAAGACTTCATAATTTTTGCGCCATAACGGTCTTCAAGAATTGGTGCGATCTCATCAAAGAGCAAACAAGCGAGAGACAGAGTGTGAGCTGTAGATAAGACAGTTTGTTTTGTGCCTCGAATCTTGGGCATCTCAATTAACCAAAACAGAATCAAGCATTGAATTAAAACTGTCTTGCCATTCTGACGCGCCACCGAACAAAGGCTTGATCGATGCACAAGATCATCCTGCCCATCTGGAGCATGGGTAAATCCCAAGGCGCGCTCAAGGTAATGCATCTGCCAAGGCATAAGCGAGATGCCAAGCAGCTCTAAAGCCATGTTCCCCACAAGGCCAGCCCATGAGCCGTCACAGTCTGGAACGATAGTTTCCAGTCTCGGCTGGTCGTGGCTCATCACCGCCAGTTCAGGCTGATCCTGACTACTTGGGAGAGATACATGGATGGGGCTCGGGTCCTCCCTCCTTCTTCTCTTCTTT